ACAGACGCCTCGAACTATGAGCGTGGGTTTATGCGCTGGAACGCCGACAACTTGGAGATTGGTGCAGAGGCAGCTGGCACAGGAACAGCAAGGGATGTGTATGTTCGTGCAGGTACTGCAAAAGCACTATATTTGGGGGTAGGCAACGTATCCACCACAACCTATTCCGCTGTTGTTAACAGTGATCGTTTCCAATTGCATAACGATACGTTCTTCGGTTTCAGCGACATTCGTATCTACCGTGCATCTGCAAACGTCTTGAATTTAGGTGGGACAAGCACAACAACAGGGTCAGCTCTACAGCTGAATGAAATGACAGCCCCGGCTGCTCCTGCGGCCGACGGTGTTCGCATCTACGCAGAAGATGACGGCACAGGTAAGACACGCTTGATGGTTCAATTCGCAACCGGTGCACCAGTTCAAATAGCAATCGAACCGTAATTTAAACAAAGGAAAAATCATGCCAACAACAGAAATTATTAACAACACAGAAGTTTTAGTTTACACCAATGAAGAACGTGCAGAAGGTGTAACCAAGGCACGTATAGCAGCAAACATCGCTCGTCTTACGGCCCAACAAGAACCGTTTGCTGACGATGCAGCGTACGTTGCGTACGTTACAACAACTGCTGGTCTTGCTGAATTCCCAACCCACGCTGCTGAAAGTTACTTCAGTCAGTTTGCCAACAAGACGGTCACTGAAATGGAAACCGAGTATGCCGCTGCTGTTCTGGCTGCATCAGAGAATCCAGAAGTTGTTGCTGATCTACCATCACCTACCGTTGCTGGTGTTCCCGTTCGTGTGAGCATGAGACAAGCTCGCCTCGCTCTATTTGCTGCTGGTAAATTGGCTATGGTCGATGCTGCGATTAACGCAATGCCATCACCACAAAAAGAAGCAGCACAGATTGAGTGGGAATATGCTGCTTGGATTGAACGTAGCTCACCTTTGGTTGCAGCTCTTGGTGGTGCGTTAGAAATGACTGGTGCTGAGTTAGATTCGTTGTTTGTATCAGCCGCAAGTCTATAAATAATACATTCAACAGACTGTACTTATCATGCCTCTATATTCAAGACAAGACCTCGCTGATTACTGCTTAAGAACGTTGGGCGCTCCTGTTCTCAATATCGAGATCGCAGATGAGCAGCTTGGTGACGCAATCGAAAATGCGCTCAATTACTACAACGATTACCATCCTGATGGCATTGAACGTGACTACTTGAAGCATAAAGTGGTGTTCACTAAGATGACACTCGATGACGCTTCATTAGTGGTTGTCGGTGACGTTGTTCAAACCTCAGGAAAAGCCGCTACAGTTAAGTCGATAGACGGTAACATTTTGACGTTAAATAGGAACCAAGGGCCGGATTCATGGGCCCTTGGTGATGTGGTTTCTTTTCCTAACGGTTCTGCAACAGTCACCGCAGTAACTCTTGGAGACCCAGATAATCGATGGATTCCTATTGATGAGAACATTCAAGGTGTGATTCGAGTTCTTCCTTGGGTTCTTGGTTTTGGTGATGGTCTGTTCGATATTACATATCAGCTACGCATGAACGACTTGCGTAACCTATCATCCGGCACGATGAACTATTTTACTTCAACGATGGAATATCTTTCATTGTTGGATTTCCTGCTTCGCAAAGAAAAGGCTTTCCGTTTCAATAGACGAATGAACCGTCTATACTTAGACATTGATTGGGACCAAGACATTTCAGAAGGCACTTACATGGTGATTGAATGTTATCGACTGATCGATGATACCGAATTCCCAGAAGTGTACAACGATCCGTGGTTGAAGAAATATTCGGCCGCTTGGGTCAAACGCTACTGGGGTGCGAACCTTCGTAAGTATAACGGCATTTCGTTGCCAGGTGGCATCACGCTTGATGGCGAACGCATTTACGGTGAAGCAAACGCTGAACTGGCTGCACTCGAAGACGATATGATCAACAATCAAGCGCCGCTACAATGGATCATGGGATAAATCATGACTAGTTTGGTAAACGCTTATTTCAAAAAAGGTGTGGCATCTGAGCAGAATATGGTTCAGGGTTTTTGGAATGAGTCCATTCAGGTCCTAGGTCATACCTTTTATTACTTGCCTAGAAAGCTTCAGAAGAAAGACAATTTGTTCGGTGAGGATGTGTTGTCAGCATTTGAAGTCGCTTTGCCTATTGAGATGTATATCGATAATTTCAATAACTGGCAAGGCGACCAAGAGATCATCTCTAAGTTTGGTTTGGAAATTCGTAAACAAATGGTACTATCAGTGTCTGTCACACGATGGGAAACTGAAGTTGCCAAAATCGCTGCAAACATGTGGGTCACAAGTCGTCCTCAGGAAGGGGATTTGATTTATGACCCTATGACTAGAGCGTTGATGGAAATTAAACAAGCAGATCACGATGATGAATTTTATCAGCTGAATAAAAACTATCGTTACCAGCTAACATGTGAACTGTTCCGTTACAGTCAAGAATCTATTACAACAGGCATCACCGACATTGATGTGGCAGCGCCGCTCGACTTGATGAACTATCAGATGCTGCAGGAGGATGGATCGTTGGTGTTGTTAGAGACTGGTGGATCGTTGATCAACGACGATCTAGAAGAAGCTAATCCGAGAAAAGACAACACGTTTGATTTTGGTCGTGAGTCAGTATTCATCGATTTTGATGTGACTAATCCGTTTTTGGAATAATATATGGTAACCTCAATTTTTAGTTCTAACCCGTTTTACCATGGCATTATCCGTAAAGCCATTATCGCTTTCGGACAAACGTTCACGGGTATGAGATGCAGACATTTTGATAATGATGGCACTTTGGCTAAAGTCATTCAAGTGCCTATCGCTTACGCACCCAAGGAAAAATGGTTTACTCGCCTGGCAGAAGATCCTGATTTTAGACAGAAATTTCAGATCGAATTACCTCGCTTGTCATTCGAGATTATCAGCATGAACTACGATGCTGAAAGAAAGATCGGAAAACAGCAAGAGTACATTTTAAATCGATGCCCTGCTACTGCTGGTAAAATATACGCACCAGTGCCTTGGAATATTACAATCTCGCTTTCATCTTATACGAGAACACAAGAAGATGCGCTGCAGATTCTTGAGCAAATTTTACCATTCTTTGGCCCTGCACTAATCATGAACATTGACGTTCTTGACTTGAATATTACGCAAGATGTTCCGGTCACTCTCGAGAACGTTCAGCGTCAAGATACATATCAGGGAACCATGGAAGAAGAAAGAATGATTATTCAAGATTTCATCTTTGAAATGAAACTGAATCTATATGGCCCAACTGATAGTAACGTGAGCATGATTAAAACTGCCATCGCTAACATTAACAACATGAAAGGCGATAAAATTGAAACATATACTGCTGCAGTGAATCCAACTGAAGCAGGACCTGATGATGTATTTACTATTGATGAGAATTGGACATATTAATGGATGAAATTATTAGAATTTTAGACATCGCTCCTTCAGATGTCGAATCATCACTTGATGTGAGGGACAAGGTTTTGCCGATTATAGCTGAAGAACCTGAAGACGCTGATTATGAGTTTGTAAGGAGTAACTATTATGACATTATTCAACAAGGACAAATGGCTCTGGCTGGCGCTTTGCGGGTTGCTTCTATGTCTGAAAATCCTCGTGCTTATGAAGTTGTTGGTTCTATGCTTAAAAATCTCGCAGATGTGAACCGTCAGTTACTTCAATCAGGCGAAGACAAACAGAAAATTAAGACAGCAAGAAAAGGAAACGGCACAGCGCAGCCGCAACAGATCACACAGAACAACACTGCAGTATTTGTTGGTTCGAGCGCTGATCTCAACAAGATGCTAAAGAAGACCGCTGAAGAATGATTCCTTTTGATATAGCGCAGTTCATTGATCAACTAACATTCAGATCAAACGCAAACCTTCGACCAGCTAACAGCGAAATCTCTTACACGCAAGAGATGATCGAAGAGTACCAGAAGTGCGCTAACGACCCCATTTACTTCATCAAAAACTACGTTAAGGTTATTCACCCTGACCGTGGTATCGTTCTCATGGATCTGTATGATTACCAAGAGCG